TCATTAACACGGTTAAAAGTATTAAAATCCATAGACTTTCGGTTATCAAAAGTGTCACCCAAATCAATAATGGTATTGACACCTTCTTTCTCAAGAGTAGGAAAAAAGATCTCGTCATAGAATCTCTGAAAGTAATTCCAGAACGCTAAAGAACCTTTGCGTCCATCAAGATGTTGGTCTGTAATGAGTGCAACTTTCATAACTTACCGCTCACTGTTCCATCATAGGTAGCTGCATATTTGCAGTTTGCCCAGTTAGTAGCGACACCTTCCAAGTGGAATGGCGTTCCGACCATGACAGATTCCCTCGTACCGCCTGTGACGATGCTCTCGCCATCCTCACCATAGCTAGCCCACGTTCCAAAGCGTTTCTCTGTAATACGGAACTTTCCATAGGGTGTTTCATACCATTCATATTCAGAAATTTTAGAGTTGTCACTCATTGTTTGCTTGTTTCCTTAACGTATTATTATAGATCACAACTCTGCCGTGACGATGAGTAAAGACCAGTTCGTCATCTGGACCCCAACACAGCTCTTCATATAGAGCATTCAATTTAGACATGTCTTCATACAGTTGATTTGGATTTGGCATCAGCGATTCATTTTAATTTCAATATTTTCTTTAATGCTACCCATGTCAGAATAGGAAGCGTTCATACCTGACATACTACCATCGTATGTGTCTGTATGCATCACTTCATCATATCCTGAACGTTCAAGAATTTTATTTTTAATTTCTAATTGTTTCTTTTCTTTTTGAATTCTTCTTAAAAATGCGTAGTAAATAATTTGCGTAAAATAAGCAAACGGGTTAGAAGACTTCTCTGGATTAAAGTTGTCAATGTACTGCAGGCAGTTCTCAATGCCATCACAGATCATATCCTCACGAAACATGTAGTTGACAAAGTTAGGTTTGTATGATAGATGTGTAGCAATCTTAAGGAAACACTCACCAATATAATTTGGAACACGAGGACGTGGTTGACCGTTTTCTTTTGCTGCGATCACTTTGTTCCGGTAGACAGAGACCGCCTCTAGAAATTCTTTATTGTTGACGTAATACTCTGTCTTTTTTTTCATGAGAACTTTTCCTTTTCGGATACTCTTAGTTTAGTTCATCTTATGAATATTGTCAAGGCTTGACAAATCCTGATAACCTGAGTAGGATAACTATGTCAGAGTTCAGAAGGGTTGTAGCTCTTAGCTTTTATTAAATAGATCTTCTAAAGATTTTTTAGTTTCTTTAATAGAACCTAGGTTTCCCATTGTACGAGAAAACTTATGAGGTTCATATGAATCTTTAAATGAACTAACTTGATTAATATGTCTTGCTACTGTATCAGAGTAAAATTTTTCAATACGTTTATCTTCAACTTGTGTCATGGTTATAATATGTTGTTTAGGTAAAACAAACATATGATCAAAAGTTGAATGAATCCATTCTGTTAAAGAAAATCCATTAACTTTTAAATGATTTCTTTGTTGATCAACAAAAGTTACCTCCATAGGATTTTCTAGTACAAGACTATCATCATCAGGCATATAAGAAACTTTTGAAATTATTTCTTCACCTGTAATTAACTTCATAGTTGCTAAAAATTCTTCTTCCATATTTAACTTGATCTAAGGTTTACTTTTATAACCTCATACTTAAAGTTCTCATCATTATAAATGTTGACTCTCTCATTCAAATGTCTAAGGGTATAGTTCTGACCGCCAATGTCATCAGCGATATCGTATAAGGTTGCGATGTCTTTGCCTTCGCCTTTCCTTAGCACACGTCCAATTGATTGGAGATTACGGATGCGTGACTTACTAGGGGATGCAAAAATAATATTGTGTAGTCTCTTAATATTAATGCCTGTAGAGAATGTACCGTATGAAGCAAGGATCACGGCGTTGTTTTCAGTCTCTGTAATCTGACGAACTGATTCTCTGTCTTCAACATCAGTACCACCATGAACAAAAAATAATTTTCGTCCGGGGTCTATATTGCTATTTATCAATTCTAAAAGTGGTTCTCCATGCTTTTCAATGTAGTTGAATAATACAAGAGTGTTTCCTTCAATATCTTTTACTAAGTTTTTAATAAGATTATTTCTACCACGATGCTCTACAATGTAGTCCATCTCATCATGATATGATTCAAAGTGTTGCGGAGCATGTTTACAAAGTAAAATTTTTATTCTAAACTTACTAAGATAACCTGACTTAATTAGATCATCTGTTTTAGTAACCTGTTCGCAATCACCAAACAATCCTTCTAACACCCACTTGTGTGTCTTGGTGCCGTCTAAGGTGCCGGTAAAACCAAATCTATATTTTGCATTATGTAACTTGGTCATGATTCCTGTGAGGGACTTTGACTTAAATAGGTGTGCCTCATCACCAATAACACAGTCAATATCATCAAAGTATCTTTTTGGAAACTTGTAGATGGATTGCCAAGTGGAAATAATAATTGGTTTGTCTGTATTTTTATCCTTGCCCGAATATATCTTATGCACATGATCGTCAGCATTCCATCCATAGTCATTAAAGTCGTTGACCATCTGTTCTACCAAGGACGTAGTAGGGACGATGATGAGCGTCTTCTTGTTGGTAGCAGTATAATATCTGACGAGGGAATAGATCATCAAAGACTTTCCAGACCCCGTAGGAGAAAGTAAGAGCTTCCTATTATTTTTAATTGCTTCATATACAGCACGATACTGATACACTCTTGGTTTAATTTCAGATCGTGTAATTTTATTCATGAATGTTTCAATGCCTGCGTAGGAAACAAAATCATTTGTTTCCTTAACATCTCCATACCAGTCATTTTTTTCGTACTCAATATTGTACTGGCGTTCACCTGCCCACACCTGTAGGTGCTTCATCAGACCACCATAAAGGTCTCCTGTACCAGGAGAGTACAGACGGATAGTTCCATCCCAGTATTTGTATCTGGGGTTCTTCTTCAGGAACTTTGCTTCAGGAACTTCAAACGAAAAATAATCTGAGAGCTCCTGATGCACATGGGGTTCTTCAGAATGGATAGTAATATATACTTCGTTTTTCTTCTTAATAATTAAATTAGACATAAGGTCCGCCACCAAACCAAGAGACTAAAGATTTTCTAACTCCTGATGTTATTGGATTAACTTTATGCCAAGTATCCGAAGGAAAAAATATAACCGTTCCTTTAGGTTCTTTAAATTTTACACTTCTTTCTTTGGTTAAGGGTCCGAAGAGTTCTAGTTCTAGTTCACCACCTTCATACTCTTCTGGATCATTTAAAAATACGGTAAGACTTATTTTTCTAATAGGACTGTCTGAACACATACCCATTTGTTGAGATTTTAAAAGTCCTTGTGCATCAATATGCCAATCATAATGATCTCCTTCGTTATAAAGAGTATATTGAATACCTTCACCTCCTAAAATTTGGAGATTCCATTCTGCATCTACATTTACTTGATGGCAAAGAGTTAGCAACAGAGCTCTAACTTCGCGATTTTCAATCCAATTAATTTTACATTTTCTTAAATCTTGATTACTTGCCTCACCTTCTTCAAGATTATTTTCTACAATTGCATTTTCAATTATTGAAAGATCGTGATCATTTAATTTAAATTTAACTAGAGGATTACCGAATTTCATTATTGTCCATTGACGAATTTTTCCCACTCAATTGCACTCTTGACCTGGAAACCTCTATTAGAAATTTGACGCATGACTTGATCTATCCAGTAAAGCATCTGGTCTAGATATTTAATTTTTGCCTCAAGGTTGATGATATCCTCATCTGCCTCAAGGTATGTTCTCATTTTTTCTGAAGTCTTAATGCTTGATCCAAATGGTTTAGCAGCATAGGTCTTAGCATCTGCTTCGCCTGAGTAATACTCACGCTTATTTTTTACCAGTTTGCGGATCTCAAATTCTAGCGAGGTCTTGATCTGCTGAATGTCAGTGTAGTGGTTTAAGTATTTATTATGTTGGAAAGGGATAGATAATGCGAGTTGTCCCAGATCTGTGGTATACTGTTTGTTCTTAAACTGAAAGTCAACTGCAGAATCTTCTGCCCAGTCTTCTCTTAGTTTTTCAAATTTATTACGAAGGGTTTCAAAATTCATAAAGGTTGTAAATTCTCATTGCAAATAGTGTATTTCTCATACTTAAACGTTACGTCTGCAAGTAGATACTCAACATCTCCTACTGTAGCATCAAATTGAACTCCAGACAATGACACTGGAAAAATATTTTTAAAATCAATAATATGATTTACATTATTATATGAAGTTAAAATGTGTAGTCGTGCTGATGAGTATTCATCTGGACCAGACGATCTTCCATTTGCCAATCCAAATTCAGTAATCCAATCATGTACTGTACGGTAATTAATTAATTCTTCATCAATAATAAACCGAACATTTAAATCTCCATAACTAACTCCACCACTTGGAGCAATTGCTACGCCTCTATATGGCGTAGGAACTTCAACAAATGGCATTGAAATATCTGGAATACTTGCTGTCTGGCAGAAAAAATCTACACCACGAAAAATTTCAAGATCCAGTTTAAAACCAACTGGAGATAAAAAGTTGCGGTTACCGATTTGTTCTTTGTACCATTCTGCAGGCATGTCAACTTCCCAAGCTACTTAGTATTTATGGGTTGTCTGCATCAAGACCTAAACTAATTAAATATTCTGTCCACCAATCCGGATCTTTTTTCTGTCTCCATTCCGGAACTGGTAAACCACGAAGCGAATAGTATTCATTAATCGCTTCATTGATAATCTGTGCGATCTCCAAATTCTTCTTCCTTTTCATCAACGTCTGCATATGGATTGTCCAAGAATGGTCCTCGTTTTCGTGAAGGTTCTTTTCTAACATAATCCGATTCAGTGTTTACAGCGGACATCCAAACAACAAGTTTCATTATAATAAAGATTGTTGCTAATGGAGACAAGCATAATAATAATACTAATGATTGATTCATTGCGAATATTCGTTTATGATATCTAATACCTTATCTAGGGAATCATGAGCACCGTCATACCACTGACCTGTCATATTAGAATTTGTATCTTTATTGTACAATTCTGTCTTTAATTTATATACCTTTGCAAGCATATCTGTTTTATGTAAGCTACCACGAGGCATAATAATTAAGAGATACTACTTCTATTTAAGCATAAAAAAAGGGACCCCGCAGGGTCCCTGTGTTGATATCGTAACGATATCACATGAGGTTCTGAACCAATACACGACGGTAGTACTGGTTACGTGAAGCGGTAAGTGCTTCAGCATCAGGTGTACCGTTAGCAGCAGTAACGAATGGGTTAGCGACCATGCCGTAGCGGGTCTTAAATCCAATCTTGGGCTGGAAGGTGTCAGGACCGATTGAGCGGACCATCTGGAGGGGTACGTATGGGCAGTAGAACAGACCCGAATCATAAG